AATGGCAGCTACTGATCGCTCGTGACCACGATCGATCATGGCGCTCCCTGAAGAAAGCGATCCGCCCGATTTGCACTGGACAATCGACCGTCGCATCCCGCTTGCGCTCATCACCACGCTGCTTGTGCAGTTCGGTGGGTTCGTCTGGTGGTTTTCTTCGGTCGAATCCCGCCTCACGGTGAAGGAGCAGCGTCTGGCCCGTGTCGAGCAGCGTCTCGACGAAGACCAGCGTGCGATTTCGGCGATCGTCGAGCGTTTGGCGCGGATCGAGGAACGCGCAAACGCGCAACTTGAGCTGCTGCGTCGGATCGATGGGCGGCTACAGGAGCGTCGGCAATGACGGTTTTCGACACAGCACTCGGGAGCCTCTTTGCCGACGGCAATCTGGCTCAGTCCGGGATCTGGCGTAGTGGGGGTCAGGGACCAGGGCATCCGGTGCGGCTCCAGCGCGTGCAACCGCAACCGGTGTTTGAGGTCAGCGGCGCCAGGCTCATGCAGGACGCCACGCTCTTCGATATCCGCGCTGAGGAGGCGCTGGGCGTCGCAGAGGGCGATACGCTCGAAGTATCGGGTGTGATCCATCGCGTACAAGCGCCGCCGACTTCCATGATGGATGGCCGCATCCTGCGGCTAGATGTCATCACGCTATGAAACTTGGCCTCGAGATCGAGGGGGATCTGAACAAGATCCTCGTGGGTGAAGCACGTGTTGCAGAGGCGGCTGTCTCGGCGGCCGTCCGCAAAGCGGGAGAGAACCTAAAGAACGAGCTGAGAGCGCAGGTTGCAGGCGCTGGCCTTGGACGACGCCTGGCGAATGCTGTTCGCTGCAACGTCTATCCCGAACGTGGTGAGAGCCTCAGCACGGCAGCATGGGTCTTTGCCCGCCCCGGCAAGGGCGGACGCGGTGGAGCGGCGGATATCATAGCAGCGTTCGAAGAAGGCACACTGATCCGCCGCAGCGGCGGACGCTATCTCGCCATCCCCACCGAAAACGTTCCCATGAAGGGCGCTGGTCGCCGAATGACCCCGAACGACATGCAGAGCGGGACGAAGTTCGGTGGTTTCGGTCGAGACCTCGAAGTAGTTCCGACAAACCGCCCCGGCGTATTGCTGCTTGTCCTGCCGGTCGTTCGCGCCACGAACGGCCGCACGCTGCGCCCGGCAACGGGTCGCCGCGTCAAGGCGGGGCGCAATGTCGAATGGGTGCCGATGTTCATACTGGTGCGGCAGGTTCAGATGCCACGCCTGCTGGATTGGCGTGGACCGGCGGAAGCTTACGCGAACCGTCTGCCGGATCAGATTGTGCGGGAGTGGGAGGCGCGCGATCGCGCGAGCCGGGATGCCCAGTAAACGGGAACTCGTCCTCCAGGTCCTTCACGCGCGATTGACTGGAGTTCCTCTTGCCAAGGTGGAACGCAATCGTCTGCGACCAGACAGGATCCCGCCCGAGGGCTTGATCATTTTGCGGGACGGCGAGATTGGCGAGCCTGAGGTTCTGCTATCGCCGCTGAGCTACGTCTGGACGCATGCAGCGCGCATCGAGGTGTTCTCGGCATCGGGGGATCCGGACGCACATCTCGACACGCTGCTCACGTCTATCGCCACCGTCCTCGGCGTTGATCCCGCCTTGGGCGGAGAGATCGATCAGATGGAGATCGGAGCGCCGGACTTCGACGGCGCAGCACCTGAGGGTGGACCGGACGTCAAGGCCGCCATCGTGCCCATCCGCCTCGTCTACGAGACGAGCAATCCGCTGACCTGACGCGCCTGTCCCCAGACGCGGCTTCCAAATCTTTGAACCAGAAAGAGGAGACCCGGCATGGCGCTTGGTTTCGGTGCAAATGCGCGCCTGATGGCGGCCTATGAGACGACCTACGGCACACCGCCGTCCGATGGTTATCACCGGGTGGGCTTTTCCCGGTACGGGCTATCTGCCCGCCAGCCACTGCTCGACAATGACCTTCTTGGCGAGGGACGCGATCCGGCGCCTGCGGTGCTCGGCGCACTCACCTGCGACGGTGAAATCGTAGTGCCCTGCGATGCCCGCCAGATCGGCTTCTGGCTCAAGGCGCTGCTGGGTGAGCCGACAACGACGGGCACCACGAATTTCACGCATAGCTTCCAATCCGGCGGCGCCACCATCCCAAGCCTGTCGCTTCAGGCGGTCAACCCGGACGTCCCGTTGCGGCGCACGCATTTTGGGGCCCGCGTCGATAGCTTCACGCTACCGCTTCGTCGCGATGGCCTGACCAGCGCCACCCTCTCCCTCATTGCGCAGGGAGAGAGCACGGACAATGTCGATCGCGATCTGACCCCTGTAAGCTACAACGCGCTGCGCTTCGGCTCCTTCCAGGGAACGATCCGACGTAATGGCGCCGCCATGGGGCGCGTCGTCTCCGCCGAGATCGTCTATCGCAATGGCCTCGATCGCATCGAGACGATCCGCTCCGATGGGCTGATTGATAGCGCTGAGCCGACCGTCGCCGCCTGCACCGGCAACATCGTCGTCCGCGTTGACGGGACGACGCTGATCGAGGCCGCAACCGCAGGCACGCCGATGGAGCTCGATTTCGGCTATGTGCGCGACGCCAATACCAGCCTGATCTTCACCCTGCACGAAGCCGTCCTGTCGCGGCCCTCGGTTCCGATCGAGGGCCCGGCCGGCATCCAGGTCACCTTCGAGTTCCGCGGCGCCAAGGATCCGACGCTCGGCCGCATGCTGACCGCGATCCTCAAGAACGACGTCGCCGCCTACGGAGCCACGCCATGATCCGCCTCGGCCTCAAATCCGAGCCCTATTGGCTCGACCTGCTTCCAGGCGTGCGGCTGAAGGTCAGACCCTTCGGGACCGCGCTCTTCTTCGCCGCCCAGTCGGCGATGCTCCGGGCCGATACGGCCGGCGAGACCGCAAGCGAGGTCATCGACGCGCTGCGCGGTGTCGCCTTCATCAAGGCGCTTGCCCGGCTTGCCATCCTCGAGTGGGAGGGTGTCGGCGACGACACGGGCGCGCCCGCACCGGTCTCGCCCGGGGCCGTCGAGGCGTTGATGGAGATCTGGCAGGCGGCCGCTGCCTTCGAGCGGCTCTATGCCCGGCCGATCGCGGAGATCGACGCGGAAAAAAACGGCTGACCGCCCGCGCCGCATGGCATTTCGGGGGCGGGCCCGGCTACTGCGCCGCCTGCACGGCACGCTGCCCGGCATGTCCCTATGACCGCGAGGCCCCGGCCAGCATCGAGGGCTGGCAAATATGGGACCTCCTCGAGCGCTGCGCGGGCCAGTTGCGCATGGGGGCTGCGGGGCCGGTCGGTCTGGATTTCGGGGCGGTGTTCGTCATGGGCGACGCGCTCGGTGTGAGCCGGGCGGCCATCGCCGAACTCCTGCCCGCGGCGGAGCTGGGCCTGCTGCGCGGCATCGCCCGGCGCGAGGACGAGAGCACGCATGGCGAACCGTAACATCTCCGTGCGCCTGCAGGTCGATGGCGGGCGCTTCAAGGCCGAGCTCGTCGAGGCCGGGCGCACCGGCCAGCAGGCGATGGAGGCGATCAAGACCGCAGCGCGCGAGGCAGGCACCGCGCTGGAGGGAACAGGCGATTCGGCGCGCAAGACCGAGCGCGAGCAGGAGAAGCTCGGCCGCTCGGCCGAGCGGCTGCGCCGGCAATATGCCGAGGGCTATCAGGCGGCGCGCGAACAAAGCCGGGCTGGCGAGCTCCTCGGCAAGGGGCTGCTGACGCAGGCCGAGTACGCGAGCGTCGTCGAGGGGATCGGGCGCAAATTCAACGCGGCCGGCTCACAGGCACGCAGTTTTGGTCAGGCTGTCGAGACGCAGGGCCAGAAGGCTCGCATCACTGCCCGACAGTTGGCGCAGCTGCAGCCCCAGCTCAACGACATCTTCACGACCCTGACCACGGGGATGAGCCCGCTGACCATCGCGCTCCAGCAGGGCCCGCAGATCACCCAGATCTTCGGCGGCATCGGGGCGACGTTTCGGGCAATCCCGCCTGTGGCGCTGGCGGCTACGGCAGCGCTCGCGGGTGTCGGGATCCCGCTTGGGATCATCCTCTCGCGCGCCGTCGACCTGGCCGGCGAAGCGCGCGGCCTCAACCTGGCGCTCGCCGCAATGGGGCGCCAGGGGCAGGTGACGGCCGGCCAACTCGGCGATCTCGTCGACAAGCTGCGCGATGTCGGCGTCGCGCGCGACGAGGCGCGCATGACCGTCGCGACCTTGATCCGCACCCCAAGCCTGCCGAGCGCAGAGATTCCACGCCTCGCCAGCATGGCGCCGGATCTGGCCGCGGCGACGGGAAGCAGCGCCAGCGAGGCCGCCCGCCAACTCGCCGAGGTCGCGACCGGCGGCTATGACGCGATCCTCAAGCTCGATCGCGCCCTCAACGGTTTCCTCAACCCCGCACAGCGCGAGAACATCCGGCTCCTCGCCGAGCAGGGCGAGAAGTCTCGGACCTATGGCGTAGCGATCGCGGCTCTCCAGGACCGTATCCGCGGCCTCAACGAGCAGTCGCTCTCGCCCACCCAGCGCTCCATCAACGAGATCGGCCGCGCCTGGGACCGCTTGGTCGACAATCTCGCCCGCGGCGCGATCGGCCGGGTCACGTTGCAGGTCGTCGAGGGCGCAATCTCCGGGGCCGCCAATCTGCTCGCCCCCTCCCAGCCGCGCGTGCGCGATCCGGTGCTCGAAGCCGAGGACGCGCTTCAGCTGGCAGTCGAGCGGCTCGAGCGGTTCGATCGCGAGACGCGGCTCTACCGTGACCCCAATGCCGAGACCGTCATCCCCGGCTTCGGGTATGGCGCGCCGACCGCGGTGCGCGGGCAGTTGCAGGAGCAGATGGCCGCGGCGCGCGCGGAGTATGACCGGGTACGTGAGATCGCCGAGCGTGCCCGGCCGATTGTGCAGACGCCGACCCAGTCGGTTGGCGATCCCACGCTTGCACCGAGCCCGGTACAGCCGCCGGCGATCGGTGAGGAGACTGCCCGGCAGATCGCCGACCTCGAGCGACGCCAGCGCGTCTACAACGCATCGCCTTCCCAGCGGCCGAAGATCGAAGCCGAGATCCAGGCCGAGACCGCCGCGCGCGAGCGAAGCCTCAACGCGCTCGAGGCCGAGCGGCTCAAGCGAGCCATGGTCGCCGACGCGCTCGCCCAGCAGCGCCTCAATTATCGCGACCAGACCGGCGAGATCGAGATCCAGGGCCGCGCCACGCTCGCGGTCGCCCAGGCCTATGCCCAAGGCCAGGCCGCCGTCATGCGCGCCGAGGCCGCGCGCCAGGCGGCGAGCGAGGCCTATCGCGGCGGCATCGACCAGGCGGCACGCGCCGAGCAGATCTTGCGGGCGCGCGTCATCGATACGATCGAGGCGCAGACCCGTGCGGTGTTCCAGGCCGACCTCGCGACCCAGAGCGCGACGCGCCTGGCCGAGGCCGAGAGCCAAGGCGCGGCCGCGGTCCAGAGAGCCGATGTGGCCGAGCGCTCGCTTGCGGCAACCCGCGATGCCCGTGCGGCATTGTCGCTTGCCTCGGGCATTGCGCAGGAGCGGCTGCGCAGCGCGATCGACGCCACGACCCAGGCCATCAACGCGCAGGCGGCTGCCGAGCGCACCCGTCAGCTTGCCCGCGAACGCCGCCTGGCCGAGAGCGAGCGCGACTTCGCCGAGCGCGATGCCGACGCGGCCAAGATCGGCGATCCGGCGGCCCGGCGTGCCGCCGAGTTGGGCATCGAGCGCGACCGGCGCCGGCAGGCGCTGCGCGAGCGCCTCCGCGCCGAGGACGAGCAACTCACCAAGTCCCAGGACGCCGCTGCGGCGTTCCGCGAGCAGGCACGGTATTTCAGCGAGATCCGCGATCAGGCCAAGAGCCTCGCCGGGGACATCACGAACTTCCTGGTCGATGGTTTTGCCAATGCCAGCAAGGGCGGACAGAGCGCCTTCGCCAACCTCGCCGACGGCGCGGTCGGGCTCTTCCGGCGCATGGCTGCGCGCATCGCCGCCACGCTTATCGAGCAGAAATTCGTCCTGCCGATCACCACCCAGATCGTCGGTGCGCTACCCGGCCTGTTCGGCGTCGTCGCCCCTCAAGCTGCGGCACAGGCCGGCGCGAGCGCCGCGGCCGGATCCGCCGCAGCCTCGGCAGGACCGGGCTTCTTCGAGAGCATCGGCAATTGGTTCACGGGGCTGTTTGGCGCCGGCCACGCAGGGGCGATCGTCGGTGTCGCCCCCTCCCATGTTCGTCGTGTCGCCCTCGATGCCTTCGAGGGGGCGGAGCGCTTCCATGCCGGCGGCATGTTGGGATTGCGGCCCGACGAGGTGCCCTTTGTCGGCCTACGCGGGGAGGAAGTGCTGACCCGAAACGATCCCCGCCATCGCTGGAACATGGACCGCTTCGAGCGGGCCCGTATACCGGCGGGCGAGGGCGACATCAGCGTCAATGTCTACGACATGCGCGTCAGCCGCGATCAGCCGCCAGCGCGCACGGAGCAACGTCGAGGGGCCGATGGCAAGCGCGAGATCGCCGTCTTCATCGAGGACAAGATCGAGGAGGCCATCCGCAGCGGCAGGCTCGATCGCGCGCAGGGCGAAACCTATGGCGCGCGGCGCATGACCAAACGGGTCTGATCTTGGTGCGTCGAGCGGAGGGCCTCAGTGCTGTCCGGTCAACTCGGCTCGTCATCGCGCAGAAGACGAACCAGCATATGGCGGATATGATCCTGACCGCCGAAGAAGATCGCTAGGATGCGTAGTTTCTGTGCTGCCTCGTCGACATCGAACCAGTAGATGGCGCGGTCGATGGCGAGATATCGAACGCCGGGAAGAACATCGTCGCGCGCCGTACCGCGGATCGGAAACATCGCCAGCCGGTCGGCCGCCCTTCGGATACCCATGATCCGTTGCGCGGCGTGCTCGAGCGCTTCCTCGGGGCTTTCGCCGAAGCCGATATAGCTTTCGAACAGGTGGTCGAAGATCAGCTCGAAATCGCGCTCGCTCTCGGCCGAGAATTCAACCGCGAACGGCATGCGTCTGGCGCTTACGGGTCAGCATGCGGGTAAGACGGTCGTCCATCTTCGCGCCTGAGATGAACTTGCCTGCTCGGCGCTGCGTCAGCACCTCCACCAGGGCGGCCCGTTCCTGCGCCTCGTTCTCCATCTGCCGGCGCAAGAGTTCGACGCCTTGTTGGAGGACCGCACTGACGCTCGCGAAGCGGCCGGCATCGACCAGGGTCTTGGCAAAGGCATGCTGATCGTCGGTCAGGGAGATCGAGGATTTGACGGTCATGGCCTTACCTCTCGGGAAGTTCGACAGAGAAGGCGGTGGCACCCAGTAGTACCGGGGTCAATTGCCATTGGTTTCCAACACGCCTTCTGCGCCAGGCGGCCCAAGGATAACGGATCATGTCGACTCTCGTTTGGCCGAGCAGCCTGCCGCAACGGCCGACGGTTGGTGGCTATCAGGAGCGCTTCGCCGAGACCACCTTGCGCACGGCGATGGATGCCGGCACGGCCAAGGTCCGGCGCCGCTTCACCGCCGCCCCGCGGCAGATCGAGGCGACGTTCAAGGTGAACGCCGCGCAAACCGGGATCCTCAAGACCTTCTTCGAGGACACGACCGCCGGCGGAGCCTTGCCCTTCGACTGGACCCATCCGCGTGAGGGCACGCCGGCCACGTTCCGCTTCCTCGAGGTGTTAATCGGCGTGCAAAAAGGACCCCGTTTACGGGGTGATCGGCGTCCAAAAAGGACCCCCCTGCTCCGAAGGTCGATATTGATCGGCGACAGCCATAGCCGATCGGAAACAGGGATGTTGATTGTGGAAACAATTGGGAAGATTCGCCGGGCACATCAGGTTCAAGGGAAGTCGATCAAGGCGATCGCGCGGGCGTTGCAGCTTTCGCGCAAGGTTGTGCGCAAGGTCCTGCGGTCTGAGGCGACGGATTTCCGTTATGTGCGCGAGGTGCAGCCGCGACCGAAATTGGGGCGGTGGCGCTCGGCCCTCGATGATCTGCTGGCGGAGAATGCGACGAGGCCGGCGCGCGAGCGGCTGACACTGATCCGTGTTTTCGAGGCGCTGCGCGATCGGGGATATGACGGTGGCTACGATGCGGTCCGGCGTTACGCGCGTGGCTGGCGACGCGAACGCGATGCGGACCGGACCCAGGCCTATGTGCCGCTGCGCTTCGCGCCCGGCGAGGCTTACCAGTTCGACTGGAGCCACGAAATCGTCGTCCTGGCCGGGGTGACGACGCAGGTGAAGGTGGCGCATTTCCGGCTCTGCCACAGCCGGATGCCATTCATCCGCGCCTATCCGCGCGAGGGGCAGGAGATGCTGTTCGACGCGCACGCGCAAGCCTTCGCCTTTTTCAGGGGCGCCTGCACCCGGGGCATCTACGACAACATGAAGACCGCCGTGGACGCGGTCTTTGTTGGCAAGGATCGGGCCTTCAATCGGCGTTTTGTGCAGATGTGCGCCCATTATCTGGTCGAGCCGACCGCTTGCACGCCAGGCGCCGGGTGGGAGAAGGGTCAGGTCGAGAACCAGGTCGGCAATATCCGGGAGCGCTTCTTCATGCCCCGGCTGAAATTCGGGAGCTACCAGGAACTCAACGCGTGGCTCGTCGACAGATGCGTCAGCCACGCCCAGAGCGCCGAGCATCCCGATATCCCAGGGGAGACGGTCTGGTCGGTGTTCGAAGCCGAACGGCCGCATCTGGTCCGCCAGGTTGGCCCGTTTGACGGGTTTCACGCGACCCCGGCCTCCGTGTCGAAGACCTGCCTGGTGCGGTTCGACAAGAACAAGTACTCGGTCCGGGCCAAGGCGGTCGGTCGTCCGGTCGATGTCCATGCGTATGCCAACCGCATCGTGATCCGACAGGATGGCGACATCGTCGCCGAGCATGAGCGCAGCTTTGGCCACGACAAGACCATCTACGACCCGTGGCATTACGTTCCGGTGCTGGCCCGCAAACCCGGGGCGCTGCGCAACGGCGCGCCGTTCAAGGATTGGGTTCTGCCCGCGGCGATCGAACATGTTCGTCGGCGGCTTGCCGGCAGCAATGACGGCAACCGTCAGATGGTCGATATCCTGGTGGCTGTTCTCAGCGATGGTTTGCCTGCGGTGGAGGCCGCTTGCGCGAGCGCCATCGCGGACGGCGTGTTCTCGAGCGACGTGATCCTCAACACGCTCGCCCGGGCACGCATGACGGTCGTGCCGGACAGCCTGACTGTCCCGGCGCACCTGGAACTTCTGCATGCCCCGGCGGCCGATTGCGGACGCTATGACCTGTTGCGGAGGATCGGCTGATGGAGCGCCAGGACATCCTTGAGATGATGGCCAGGCTCGAGCTTGCCGGCATGCGCGCCGCCTTCGACGAGGTGCTGACGACGGGCCTCAAGCGCAAGCACAGCATTCAGGCGATCATTGCCGATCTGCTCAAGGCCGAGATCGCGGAGAAGCAGGCGCGCTCGATCAAATACCAACTCACGACCGCCCGGCTGCCGCTGGCCAAGGAACTCGGGGATTTCGCCTTCGACGGGACGCCGATCAACGAAGCGCTTGTGCGCAATCTGGCTGGCGGCGGCTTCCTCGATCTTCAGCGTAACGTCGTCCTGGTCGGGGGAACGGGCACGGGCAAGACACATCTGGCGGTTGCGATCGCGCGGGCCTGCATTCGCGATGGCCGGTGTGGTCGCTTCTTCAACGTCGTCGACCTCGTCAATCGGCTCGAGGCGGAAATGCGCGCGGGACGACCGGGCAGGATCGCGGACCAGCTCGGTGGCAGAGACTTTGTGGTGCTCGACGAGCTTGGTTATCTGCCCTTTCCTCAATCCGGCGGTCAGCTCCTGTTCCATCTCGTGGCGAAGCTCTACGAGCGGACATCGGTGATCGTGACGACCAACCTTGGCTTTGGCGAATGGCCGAACGTGTTCGGCGACGCCAAGATGACCTCGGCGCTTCTCGACCGGCTGACCCATCATTGCGACATCGTCGAGACCGGCAACGACTCCTGGCGCTTCAAGAACCGGGCCTGACGCGATCGCGCGCGCAGGCCCAGCGGCGAGGCCCGGCCCCGGCTGTGGATTTGTGGACGATGCGCTGCGCGCACCGGTCGCCTTGCCGTGGACAACGCTTCGCGTTGCCCACCGCGTCGACCTTCGCCCACAACTCCACAGCCGCCACAATCATCAAAAGACTTTGAATTTCTGGAACTGCGACGGCCAAGGGTTCGGCTGGCGCGAGGAGCGAACCCGTGCCGATCCGGTGCCGGGTCACGCGCGACAGGCGCGCGCAGCTGCAAGTCGGGGACATCCGATAGATCAACCACCGTCCTGAAAACCCCGTCACGCCTCGCAGCGACATCCCAAAAGGGGGGTCCTTTTTGGACGCCGATAGGGGGTCCTTTTTGGACGCCGATTGACACTCTGGAGCCTGATGGCACGATCGACCCGGCCAAGGCCGACGCGGCCTGGGCCCGCACGACCGATCCCAGCCGCGCCAAGCCCGTGGGCCTGAAGCCCGTCGCCGAGGCGGCGGTCGGTTCTGTGCGCGAGACGCTCAAGGAGCAGGGTCTGCCGGCGAGCGGCAACGTCACCTTCGTCCAGGCGCGCACCGCCCACGAGATCGCCAAGGCGCATCTTGCCAGGCTGCGGCTGCAGCGCATGAAGGGCGAGTTGGTCGATCGCGTCCGCGCGACCGCGCTCGTCTTCAGGCTCGCGCGCGAGGAGCGCGATGCCTGGGTCAACTGGCCGGCGCGCGTTGCGGCATTGATGGCGGCCGAACTCGGGCTCGAGGCGCACCCGATGCAGAAGACCCTGGAGACGCATGTCCGCGCCCATCTCGCCGAGCTTGCCGAGACCCGACCTGAGTTCCATTGAGCCTGGTCCGGGGTTTGGCGGGGCGTTCGTCTTCGACGGGGCGGAAGATCTCTGGCGCTCCTGGCGCGACGGGCTCACCCCCGATCCGCCGCTCACCATCTCGCAATGGGCCGATCGCCACCGCGTCTTGAGCGCGCGTGCGTCGGCCGAGCCCGGCCGCTACCGCACGGACCGCACGCCCTATATGCGCGCGATCATGGATGCGCTGTCGCCATCGCACCCGGCGCGGCGCATCGTGTTCATGAAGGCAGCCCAGGTCGGCGCTTCCGAGGGTGGCAATAACTGGATCGGCTACGTGATCCACCATGCACCCGGGCCGATGTTGACGGTCCAGCCGACCGTTGAACTGGCCAAGCGGTTCTCACGTCAGCGCATCGAGCCGCTGATCGCTGAGAGCCCGGCACTTCGCGAGCGGGTCAAGCCGGCCCGCGCCCGCGATGCCGGCAACACGGTGCTGTCGAAGGAGTTCCCGGCGGGGTTGCTCGTGATCACCGGGGCCAATAGCGCGGTGGGGCTGCGCTCCATGCCGGCGCGCTACCTGTTCCTGGACGAGGTCGATGCCTATCCGCCCTCCGCGGATGAGGAGGGGGATCCGGTGGCGCTCGCCGAGGCGCGCACGCGGACCTTCTCGTGGCGCTCGAAGATCTTCCTGGCGTCGACGCCGACCATCCACGGCCTGTCGCGCATCGAGCGCGAATTCGAGGCGTCCGACCAGCAGCGCTTCTTCGTGCCATGCCCGCATTGCCAGCACCGGCAATGGCTGCGCTTCGAGCGGCTGCGCTGGGACAAAGGCAAGCCGGAGACGGCCAGCTATGCCTGCGAGGCTTGCGAGGGGGCGATCGCCGAGCATCACAAGATCGCGATGCTCGACGCCGGCGAGTGGCGCGCCACCGCGGTCTCGCGCGACCCGGCCACGCTCGGCTTCCACCTCTCGGCGCTCTATTCGCCTGTGGGTTGGATGAGCTGGGAGATGATCGCGCGGATGTGGGAGGCGGCGCAGGTCAATGACGAGGCCAAGCGCAGCTTCAAGAACGGCGTCCTGGGCGAGACCTGGATCGAGACCGGCGATGCGCCGGACTGGCAGCGTCTCTACGAGCGGCGCGAGAGCTGGCAGCTCGGCATGGTGCCCAGCGGCGGCTTGTTCCTGACCGCGGGTGCCGATGTGCAAAAGGACCGGATCGAGGTGTCGGTCTGGGCCTGGGGGCGGGGGCTCGCAAGCTGGCTCGTGGATCACGTCGTGATCGAGGGCGGGCCGGGCAGCACCGAGGGATGGCGCGCGCTCGCGGCGCTGCTGGAGCAGACCTGGCCGCATGCCCATGGTGTGCGGCTCGGTCTGGCCCGGCTCGCGATCGACACCGGCTACGAGGCGGCTGCCGTCTATTCCTGGTCGCGCGCCATGGGCCATGCGCAGGTCGCGCCGATCAAGGGCGTGGAGGGGTTCAACCGGGCAGCCCCGGTGATGGGGCCGAGCTATGTCGACGTCTCTGAGGGCGGCCGCAAGCTGCGCCGTGGGGCCCGTCTATGGACGGTCGCGGTCGCGACCTTCAAGACCGAGACCTACCGCTTCTTGCGGCTCCCGCGGCCGACCGACGAGGAGCAGGCGGAGGGGGCGCAGTTCCCGGCGGGCTATGTCCACCTGCCGCGCGGGCTCGAGGCGGAATGGGTCAAGCAGCTGGTCGCCGAGCAGCTCGTGAGCGTGAAGACGCGGCGCGGCTTCCAGAAGCTGGAATGGCAGAAGCTGCGCGAGCGCAACGAGGTGCTCGATTGTCGGGTCTATGCGCGAGCGGCCGCGTGGATCGCGGGCGCCGACCGCTGGAGCGACGAGAAATGGCGTGACCTCGAGGACCAGGTAGGGCCGCCGCCGGCCGCGATCGCGCCG